CGGTCTCTTACTCTAAAGCTCTCAGCACCATTGCCAAACGCATAACAATTAAACACAGTGAGATCACATATTGCTGATTGTGAGGCTGTTTGGTTTTGAGTATTTCCCGAGTGAAACTTGTCTCCACTTCCGTCCGTAGTTATATCAAAACATTGGCTCGTTTCGTAATACAACTCATCGCTTATATCCTTTGGCTCCGTTTCAAAAATCATCAAAGATTCGGATGTGAATATCTCAATAGAAAGTTTTGCAACAGATTGCTTTCCTTTCCCTGTATACCCCATTGCTCCCGACCTTATGGCTAACCAATATGTTTCTTCGCTAGCAATAGTGGATGGTATTTTATGAAACTGGAATAGGTTTTTATCAAGACTGTTCTCTAAATCTGATGCCATTGAATCTATAATACTAAGTGTATTAGATGATGGGTCAAACCCCATGTAACTCAATACCTTTTCATCTGATGGTGTTGCAAATGTTAATGGAACAAGATTAGAGTCTGTGGTGGCAACAACAGCAGGCGTTGCTATATACTCAACGGTTGTTGGAACATTAGATGATGTGTCATATTGACTATCGTTTATGTAATCTGCAATATTTTCGCCCACCCAAAAATCATAAAAGTTTGCATATGTTGTTTGTGCCAAAAACTCGCTATCGAATCTGTATATTTTAGAACCTTTGTTTGATCCTTTCTGATTTCTTCTAAAGTCAAATTTTATCCTAACTCTAGACCCGACAGGCACGCTAAAGTTTTCTATATCTATAAGTGGTGTGGATGGGTCATTGTTAACCTTAAATAATGGATAAGCCAAGTAGGGCGAGTTTCTAGTAATAAGTGCGCCTGATGGATTAACTACCACGTTGCTAAAGGCAGGCCCGTTAGTGGGTGTGTGTGTGCCTGTTCCTATAGTGGTAGACTTTATAGAACCGTTTGTTTTTCTAACTATTTCATTTGACACGTCAAATGCTCCTCCACTCACCGACATGTATAGGCCATTAAGTTGAGGGCTAGCTAAACCTGAGTCCACTAGAAAGTCTCTTTGCTTAGACTCTATATCTATAATCGCTGTTTTTTCTAGTGAATTTAAAGCTCCTGTTGAATCTGCCTTTACAATTAAAACTTCATCGTCAGCCATCTTTGTTTGGTTGTTTCCTTCTAGCTTGAAGAAAGTTCTTTTAGTCTCAGGGTCTTGGTAGAATATGTTTGAGTATATCGTTTCATAAGCCCCGCCTGATGGTTTAACAAAGAACCTATAGCTAGTAGCCCAAGCTGGTGGCTTTTGAGTAGTAGGTATGTTTACCCTAATTGTATTCTTTGTGATTGAGTTTTCAGCAGGTATATACAAAGTGTTTGATCTGCTTATAAGAACAGTGGTTGACCTCTTATATTCATCTAGATATACAATCCCAACATCGTAGTCCCTATTGCTATGAAGACTTCTAAATGAATCCCCTATACTTATATCTAGCTCTGCTAAAGAAATCTCCATATACTCATAAGAAATATCCCCAGACCCATTATCCCTTTTAACAGCAGGAATAACTAAACTAATGGTTGTGGCCGAATACTCAACTTTAATTGGTTGAGCCAAAGCAGAAATTCCTGTACCTAGTAATGTAAATCCCGATGGGTTAAAATTTCTAACGCTACAATTGAATATGTCACTACCTAATGTGCTACTACATGAAGAGGCAGCTATAGGAGAAATTATGGGATGAGAGCCTGCCGAAGCTGTTCCGACTATGGCCGATATGCCATCTGGGCTTAAAGCAAAGTCAGCAACAGATGAAAAGTCTCTAGGCAATTTGTAGTAGAACCTTACAGATGACGCAGGTTGATTTGACCCTGGAGCTCCTGCTCCAGAAAAAGATGTGCCCGAAAAGCTCAACTTAAATGTAAACTCATTGCCAGACTTCAGTTTTTCTATGGGTATAGTAAATGTGGCTTTTGAATTATTCTTGGTTAAAGGCGTGTGAATGGTGTAATTAAACGATGACATTACACCACCAATAGATGTTGTCCCAACCTCGGTGGCAACTAACTCCGCATTGTAGTCTAACTTAACAGGATTACCATCAACGTCAATAAGGTCTCTACCCTCTTCGTAGTTCCCGTACATAAGCCTATTGCCCATTATTGTTTGAGCCTTGGCTGTCAATGGAACATTATCAAACAGCCTGCCTATTTCTCCCGCAGGAAGAACCGTGTAAATCTTACTATTGTCAAACACAATAGTATAGTCAATATCATCAGCGATGAGTGATTTGTTTTTATCTATTCGCTCAATAACATTAATAACGGTTGAGTCGCTCAACTTAAAGACTACATCAAATCCAATAACTCTAGAGGGTCCTGTCTTGACAGTCACCCTAGCAGCGTTGTGCTTGTTGAGCATTCCTAAATTATCGAAGTTGCCTGGCTCTAAATCAAAGTTATTTGCATCGAACGCCACCTCCGAGAACGAAGATAGTGCGCTGTACTCTCCATCTTGGTATCTATACCTATAGGCAAAAGATATAAACCTATCCTCTATAAAGTTTTCTTCAGACCCATTGTCGAAGCCAACAACAGTAGGCGAGCATTCAGGGGGCTTAACAACAACGTTCACATCATCCTGAGTTATCACATCTACCAATGGTGATCCTGTAGGGAATGCGTAGTTCCTATTGACGTTAATCTTTCTAGGTGGGTTTAAGTTGTCCGTAAAGAGCAACATGTCATCAATCTTGTTGACGGCATTTATCCTATACTTAGGATCAAAGTTTAGAACACTAGAGCTTACGACGTGATATATCAATCTCAACTCTACCATATTGTAGGACAATATGTAGTCTAACGCAGGAGCAGTGGCTCCCGCAGAATTCACCCCTCCTGGGTCATGAACAAACCAATATATATTTTCCTCAGCATCATCAGTAAAAGCCCCTATACATTCTGCGAATAACGAAGCTCTAACTCCATTAAATGAAATCTCTGTTAGCCTCTCGTTACCATCAGCCTCCTCCACAAGACCAATGGCTTGGTCATCAGCAGACACAGCTACATTAGTGGCATCAGAGTATTCACCCTTAGGTAGTATCCTGTTATTGAAGGACTTGTTCATATAGCCCTTCTCAAAACTTCTAATTAGCTTCATTTAATTGTTTTATGTTGACCCCTAAGGTTCATCAGAAGTCTACCGGGGTGCATATTACTCATTCGTATCTTTGCGTTTCTAAGTAAAGATGACTTATTTCTTTTAGCATTTAATACAACGTACTGCTGTATGCCTGCTCTATTGTTTAGTAATGAATACTTAATGTACGCATATACATACTCTTCAAATAGTTTATTTACCGTAACCAAGGAATCGTCTCCTCCCTCCATTCCGTCTGATATATATTCTAGGAGGCACGTTTGACCTGCCATATCAGATGAGAAGTTTATGACTCCTGACTTGCTGTCTATCCTGAATGTAGGGTTTGAGTTTGCTGTCTCAGTGTTTAAGCCATATCTACCTCCAATGGCATAATCAAAACACCAGCATCCATCAATACAATAACCCATAGTGTTATGGAATGGACTAGATTCATTTAGATATAAAGTCTTGGCTGTAGAATTTATTCTAGCTAAATCTATCCCCGATCTTTCAGGCTCAAGTATCTCACCCTCTTCATCAAACAGAATCCTACAGTCATTGTCTTGAAGGTACGCCTTCGCACTATTGGCTTGTATATTCTCCGTCAATGGGAATAACGCCCCATCTTTAAACAGAGATATCCTAACCCAGTTCACATAGTTGTGTGGTAGTACAAATCTTAGGTCATCGCATACATCAAGCTCTAGTGCTTTGATTTCTTTGAAGGCATCGTAGTTGAGTTCTTGAATAGCTCTCTTGGCATGGAACAACACCTTCTGCTTGGGCACGTTAGCCAATAGCTCATTGTTGCCCATATACATCAAGATGAAGTTGTTTACAATGTCCTTTAGCGACACGTACTGATAAGAGCCCCAATTGGCATTCTCAGGAGTCGCTCCTGCATTTTCATAATATTGATATCCTGATAAGTATGGCATTATCTATCCTCTTTAGTTTCTAAAGTTGTTTGACCAAGTGCGTACTGAGTTACAGCAGGCTCTCTTATTTCTATTCCTGCATACTCTAATATCTTGTAAACTAGAACAGGTAGCTCTGATTCTGGAAGTTCAAAGTCTTGGTAGTCTGCAGCCGATTGGTTGAAGTTATTACCGATGTAAGTCCACTTAGGGTCTTTAGGGTATCGTATGTAGTTGGCTATGATTATCCCTGTATTCGCAAGAGTGTTTGGATACACCGTAACGCCATAGTCACTAACCGTATATACCGGGAATATAGTAGATGGTGCTGTTAGGTTTGATACCAACAGTTTGTGTATTTTACTTTTCTCTTGGTGCTCAATCTCTGTGCTAGATGTAGGGAATACTTGGTATCCGTTACCCGAAGCAAACATAAGATCCGTAGACACGTTGACATTGTTACCATCTATAACATTAGTAATATACCCAAATGCTCTAGTCGTAGTATTCACAATTGGAGCACCCTCCATAGCAGATGTAAATGTTGTAGACCCACTCGTGTCTTGGAGGTTGAAACTAGTAGATGCTCCACTAGCAGTACCTGTCAATGTCGCAGCCCCATAGTGCATCAGCGTGTTAAGGAAGTACGAATCACTTGGCTGAGAAAGAATATGAGAACCGCTGATAGATGAGCTAGCAACATATAATGGAGTTGACGTAGAGAACTCCTCGATAAGTTTTAGCTTTCTCTTAGCTAGGTCAGCAAAGTCATCGTTAGATGCCACTGATGCCCCTAGTATTGTTGTCCTTTTATTCTGCTTGTTGACCTGGTGATTGTAGTCATACATCAGCTGTGTGAAAATATCTAGCTGTGCCTTAACTGCATATCTGTTAAAGTCTGTTGGGGTAATGTATCCAAAGTTCTCTTTGTTTGCTATAGCGAGTACAGTCTCTCTAACTTCGTTAATCATAACGCTAAAGATACAAAATAAAAAAGGGGTCGAAACCGACCCCCTTAGTTGCTTGAGTGTTACTCTTTATTAAGAAGAGAAATCTACACTTAGGTAGCTCACTGCGGTTATTGGATAAGTCAGTCCTCCTAAAGATACAATTGGCTCTGTCCAAGAGTGCTCTAATGCTTTGCCTACAGCAGCAACGACCTCGTTTACAAAAACCTTTGTCTTAGCCGCATCATTCGCTCCAGTCGCCACCACCTGAATAACTGCCACCTCTCCTGCGCCTGCAGCTGCGCTAGTTTGCAATGGAGTGTCTAATACAATATCAACTCTACTTGTGGCAGGAGTTCTTACACTTACAACTTTATGGCAAGGAATTAAATAATCTTGTCCAGATAAAGCTACTTTCAAAAATTTAACCATGATAAAAAATTTTGGTTGTTAAAAAATACTCTGCAAATATACTAAATAAAAAAAGAGCCCCGAAGGGCTCTCTAAACAATAATTATGAACTATCTATCGAATTAAATATACGATTACTTTAGTTTATTACCAAGTATTTTTAATACTTCTTCTCCTTCTTCTGTTATCAAGTATGATATCACAGCAGACTGAGAGTCCTCCCCGTAAGGGACAGTAAGCATTTTCTTTTTATTACCCTCTAGGTTGAAGTACACATCTCTGTTTTTATTCCTAAGGCTTAACAGCTTTTGGTCAAACATCTTAGCGACCTTGTCCTGAAGCTCAAGAATAGGATCATTGATTGTCTCTAAGAAACCTTTTGGGTTTGTCTTTGCAAATATCATGATATCACGCTTTAGTTCTGCGCTAGTCATAGACTCTGCGTTTCTACCTAAAGAAATTCTAGCCACCTTCTCCATTGTAGATAAGTCTAAATCTCTTGCAGCTACCATGGCATCTACTTCAAGATTAATTATTTCTACATCAGACTGTGCGTCCTTCTCTAAGTCTACCTCTTCAAACAATCTGCCATTGCCTGGATGTAGTGACAAGAACTCTTGTAGCACAGGGTTAGTTGCAGGAACTCTTAGAAATCCATCTTCAAAGATTACTGGTTCTAAAATAGCATTACCATCCTGCTCGTCCTCGAATGGACTCTTTTGGTTTGAAGAATATCTTAAAGGTCTATTTGTTTTGCCGTCAAAGTGTAGTAACGGAGACCTTCTAGTGTGGCGTGATGCCAACATAAAACTAAGTGGTGCAGCTTTTGATTTTAGGATATACACCTTATCCTCTAGTACTTTATTTTTCATTTGATTTAATTTAAAAAAGCAGGGGCCGAAGCCCCCGCATTAGTTAAGGATTAGTCCTTGAACATGAAGAAGTTATTAGCTCCCATTACACATACCGCTCTTTCAGAGAGGAAGTGTACTTCCATTGCATCAAGACTAGTTGACATTCCAGCTCCACCCGCTGATCCTGTAATCCAAGTTTTGTATCGTCTGTCTTCTGCTTCAGAAGCGCGATATCTAACGTGAAGGAATGGGCGTGTAGCATTCTTGCCAAGAACTTGGTCATACACAGTGGTAGAGCCAGCAGGAACAAGAAGTCCGTTAACTTTACCAGCAGTGATTCCACCTCGGAACTGAGGATCGTTCAAGTATTTCCAGTCAGTCTTATAGAAGTCATACCCTCTACGGAAACCACTGAATCCAAGATTCAATGCCATTTGCTCGTCGTTGTCGAACAATCCATAAGAAGTACCACCTGCTCCATAAGAGTTCTGAGCAGCAAGCATATCGTCAATGTCGAAAGAGAACTGACGGTTGATGAACAACACATTCTCCTCGATAGCACCTTGCTTGTCTAATCTCTGAATAACAGCGTCAAAGTCAGAAAGGGTAGTTGGGTTACCACCACTCCAAACATTTCCTCTGTTCTCTACAGCGTGGAAGATACCTTCAGAGCCTTTGCTTCCAAGAGGAGCAGCAGCTGCAATAGCACCAGATCCAGTCGCAGCTGGAACAGCCTCAATCATTGCAGTCTCCATGTAGTCTTCGAAGCGAAGTCTAGTTTCGTGCTCTGATTTTAGATACCATAGGTAACCTGTAGCACCGTTCTCAGTTGTAACCTCAATCCATCCGATTTGAGCTAGGTCAGAACCGTTAACAGAGTACTTATCTTTTAAGATAATTGGGCTGTTGTCAAAGATGTCAGGTGTAGCCTCAACAGACCCAACCATTCCTTCTTGACCTTTAGCAAACTCAGAACCGTAAACAAACAAAGAAACTACAGCTCCTGAAGCTTTGTTTCCAAATGTCTGCCCACCAGCTTCGTAGTATGCAACATCAACACTCAACGTAGCAGCACCAATCGCAGATACCGCAGTGATGATTGCTTTGTTAGTGTTAGTTGACCCAGCTGTGTTTTCAGAAATCATAATAGTCTGACCAACTCTAAGAGCGTGCTCTGCAATCTCAACACCTGTTCTAGGATTGACATCCTCAATCTCTAGAGTTGCTGTGTTTGCAGTTGCCGCTTGATTACTACTTACGTTAGTGTACTTAGGGTGCAGTCTAGTTTGCTCTGACCACTTGATTAAATCAGAATTAGTTGGCATCTCTGCACCAACCATTCTTAAAAATGAAGCAACAGTTCTGTTGCCATACCGTTCGAACTCCGCCTCATATGTGTCAGGTAAATACTGACTCAAGAAGTTGAAGTCGGAGATGTAGTTACTCGCTAGAGCAACTCTTTCACCACTAGGCTGCAATGCAAACCCAGGAGTGGATAATAATGATCCTGCCATTTTTTCCTACTTTTTACTTTTTATTTTTAAACCTTTACCGGACTGTGTTCCCACAGACCTTACTTTTAAGCCATTGCCTTGATTGAAGTTAGGAGCTTGCCGAGGTTCCATATTAATGTTCTTGGCTCTCTTCGCATCAGTTTCAATTGCATCAGCTTTCCCTTTTTCGTAGAAGAACTTAGCGAATTTCTCGGGGTTCATTGCTACTGAAAGGGCTTTGTGATAGCCAACAGGATCATTGAATGTTCCGTCACTACCTAAATACTTACTAATGAAGTTATTCAAATCGGACTGACTCTTTCTTAAATCCTGTGCCTCACCCGGAGAGTAGCTAAAGTTTTTTTCGCCAATGCTAAAATCAAAACCTTTGAAGTCAGCACCGAACACCTCTTCAGTCTTTTTCAAGAACTGATTATGGAGTTCATTGCTTTGAGAATTTTCTTTTGACTTGCTACCCTCCGTTGACTCAACTGGAGTAAGGTATTCTTGCTTTTTGTCGTTAAGATAATCCTTGGCTCTAGACAACTCTCTTTTCTTTTCGATTTTGATTTTGTTCATCTGTGACTCAGTCAAGGCTTCTTTATCCAAACCAAACTTGTCATTAATCAACAAATCAATATCGCTAGCATCAAGACCTTTCTCTACATACGTGTAGTACTTCTTTAAGATTTCATCGTCTCCCATCGCATCAACGTCTTTATTAAACTCAATAAAGTCGCTCATACCTCTGCCTGTTTCTTGGTTGAACTTATAATAAGCTAGCATCTCTTCAGACATATCAGGAGCAGATTCTCTCTCAGAAACTAAATCGTCCACAGATTCAATCTCTTTGCTATATCTCTCTTCTACTTGTGAAAGAACTTCTTCTTTTGGCTCCTCTTTTACCTCCTGCGCTTCAGCGTTCTTCGCCTCATGCTCCTCCAAAAGTTTCGCCTCTATTTCTTGTTTAGACTTTTCCTCAGAAACGCCTATGTCTTTTACTCGAATTGCCATTTAATTAAATTTTATGCAAATATATATATTTTATCTCGGACCGAATTGACCGAAGTCAAACCCATCTAAGTTGTCCTCTGATGATTCAAAGTTGATTGGAGGTAAATCTTTTTTCCTCTGCTCAATAAGTTTAGATTGTTGAGTGTTCTGTCTATCTATTCTTTTGTCCTTTGCCGTCTCTTTAGCATCTTCTCTTTTAGATAGTCCATCAACCTCTAAGTCTTTTAGCTTGATATTATAGTTAAACTCTTCAGCCATCAACTGAGACTTGAGCTCTGCTTGCATCTGCATCTTCTCTGACTCCATCTGCATCTTGGCCTGCTCCTCCTGCATTCTTAGCTGAGACTCTAACTGCATCTTCTGTGCGGCTATTTGTCCTGCTAGTTGCTGTGACTGCATTTGACCCTGCTGATTCATTTGAATCCTAATAATTTCAGGGTTCTGTCTGTTCTTCTCTCTAGCTGCTCTTCTGATTTTAATAACCTGATTGGCTAGCTTAATATTCTTTATCTCTCGAATATCAATGGCATCCTCAAGAGTGATGTCTCCAGATCCTAGTGCTATCTGTATGTTCTGCTCTAGCCTAGCTCGGTCTTCCTCGTCAGGAGATATCTCTATAAATATCCCAAAGTCTCTTAGGTATAGCTCATCTATATCCTCTAACATTGAAACACTATGCCTTCCTATCTGTAGTATGAACTCCTCTTTAAATGGAGCGTACTCTATAATATCAGACACCCTGAGCATCAATGCCTCAGACAACTTCTTGACCATAAACACACTACCATCTAAGATATGCCTAGTGGCTGTGTTAGAATTTAAGGCCGCTAACTTTTGAACTCCCACGAGTGCGTTGGGGTCAGGCGTTGATCCGTCTCTAGCCTCATTCAATCCCGTTACACTTCTTATCATATCTAGATAGTAGTTGTAACTATTGATTAGCGCAGCCATCTTACCTTGCCCTGAGTGGCCCGTAATAGGTTGAATAGGAACTCTAGCGTTATTGAAATCTCCATCCTGAGTGTACGACCTACCAACAACAGAACCTGTCTGGAAGTATAGCCTCAGCGCATCCTCAGGATTGTATGCCGCTCCCGTGCCGAGGTCAACCTCATTGATTCCATCAGCGTCAATAAACACGCCATCAGGGGTCATTCGATTCATAACCTGCTGTAGCTTGAGATGTGTAATCTGAATCAAGTCAGCAAAAGGAATCATTCTTCTTACTAGAGACTCTACATTGCCCTTGTACATTCTTGGCGCAACAGCAATGTAATTAGGCATGGCATTCTGAGAGGCAGACTTCGGGCGAACCATATTCTCCATCATTCTCCATCTAAGAACCATGTTTGTCCCCATAACCATCACCCCTTCATACCATACGTCAATTGTTTTCTGAACTACTTCAATCCTTCCTTCTTCAACCATATCCTGTGGAGGGTTAAAGTCAGATGGCTTTTCAATCATCCTTACAGCACCACTGTCTGCAATCTTCTTCTTATACTTGAAGGTATTGGTGGTTTTGTAGTTAAAGTAAAGAAGCGTTGCCGTGTCTTTTTTGAATACATCATTCTCATAAAACTGTGTTACGTTATAGTAGTCATACCAACTTTGACTATACTGAGAAATCTTCTCTAAGTCTTCAGGAAGTAGGCTTGGGTCAATCTTGATTAGTTCCGTGATAGGAACAGTCTTTACCTCTCCCCAATAGAAACAATCTTGAAAGTGTGGGTCTTCAGTGTAGCTGTGTATCACATTTGCAGGATCAACATACTTTACTGTAACGCCATCTCCAGGGTTGAACTCGTGCTTCACTACAGCCTTACCTAAAACCATAAGGTCGTAGTCTAGCCTTTTTCTTGTATCGCTGTAGTCGTTGTCTAGCATTAATGTATTAATAGCCTCTTCAGCTGTCATCTCAACAGCAGGCTTATAATTCAACTGCATGTAAACAGTCAACTCCTCATCACTCCCTGGGAGTTCATCCTCAGGAACATTGAA